GTTGAACTGCCGAGATCCCGGGGTAACACGTATTTAATGTTATCCCATGAAAGGTACTAGTCGATCAGCAGTTCGTAACGTTTCATTGCTTGCATACTTTTTGGTATAGCAAACAATCGTTTCGCTACCTTACTGTTCTTCACTAATAACATTTCATTAGCCCTCATTTGGAAAGCACCGTCTGGTTTAAAAGCCAGATCGGTTCTTATTCCAAGGACATCATCTAAGGCATAAGGACTTGAAGGTCCTTTGTCTACAAGATCGTTAATCTGTTCAGACTCTTCTATAAGTCTTTGCAGGTTTAACTTGGAAACTCTCAATGCAGGGACTAGCTGGTCCGCAATTTCTTGCGGAAATCCCGGAAATGTTTCTGATAAGTCGAGTTTATTTTTAAACTCTAAATACTCATCAGTACATTTCTCGATACCGTCCTCCAATAGTCCAAATCTGACCATTAAGAGCTGGGACCGCATCACATCAAAATATTGAAGTGGTGTAGGCCATCTCGTTTGGTTACAGAGATAGACACCCGGGCAGTGACTCCACAACCTTGGGATAAGATCAAAAATCTTATCTTGAGCTGTTGGTACGCTGTCATTCGGTTTTGGAATTAAAAAGTAGTCATAGGCTTTATTTGCCCAATAACTAGATTCATTCTTCTTATTGTAGAATAAAGAGTAAAACTCCTTAAGGTATCCTAAACTCAACAGGGTTCTATTTTTATGGTACCACCTTTTCTCAAACGCCTCTAAAGTCGAGACAAGAAATGCATATTTCTTAGTCTCCATTATAGAACGAATAGGAAAAGCTGTTATTTCTACACCTTTGTGGAACCATCTCTTAGCGAACTCAAATGTATCAATAGATTCATGTGATTTCTCTGGAGAGAAGTTCCCACCGACACTGTGTATAAGATCAACATAGTTGTTCTTTACTTCAGTATCGGTAAGTACTATATCATCACCTAATAGACTGTAATTATTGTATGGTAATTTCTTACCAACTCTAAGAGCAGCTATTTGGACGATAATATGGTGACAAAGTGTAAACATAGGCCACGAGCTATATGCACCCATAGGTTGGCCTGAATTATACTTAACAGTATAATCCTTACCGACAAATGGAACATTAAACTCGTGATCAACCATAATTCGCGACCATGACTTACTATAGTCATCATCTTTCGTTATGAAAGATAGTACCTTCGTTTGGAAACCGATAGAAAAACTATCTGTTGCCTTACTAAGGTCTAGACTATAGAAAGGTCCATGGTGTTTTGACAAGAACTTTTCGAAGTGTCCTTGATCTTTGGTACAATCAGCTTTGAATCTCGATAAATGATCCATTAATTGATCATGTAACGGTTTCAATACTGTTTGAGACCAGTAATCAAGTATACCCACTAATCTTGTTTTAGCTTCAGGATCTCTAACGATTGATAGTTTTCTAATCCAATTCGTTTTACGAATTAGACCAGGGAACTTCTCAATCCACTTAGGGATATTGATTATAGCTTTAAGCTTATAAAAGTAATCTGTGAACTTACTACCACCAACAATTAAGAGATCTCTCTCTAATTGTTTAGGTAATAAGCTCAGATCTTTTATTGAGCTAATTAAAGCTTGTCCGTTAGGACCGGCTTTAGTGCTCATATGAGGCTCTTCCCATAAAGGAGGATCAACATAAAGATTAAATCTATCTAAAACAAGTTTGATCTCGTCATCATTAATAAATGACTCGATCCAGTGGCTTTCACTTCTAATTGAATTCAGATCTGGGTCGCTTGAACCTTTGATCGTCCTTACCACCTTAAAAAGTGATAAGAGCAATCTTAGCTCATTCGTCTCTTTATTGATAAGTAATCCTTGTAGCGGGCCCAAACATTTCGGTAAACCCGATTTGTTAAGTCCAATACCAAGATTATTTGTCTTTAAAGGTTGGCCACATAGGTATCTTGTACAACACAATTGAATGTATTTAATACGCTTAATTGTTTGTACATTACCTTTTGTTTCCTGCCATTTCTGTATTGTCGTGAACCAGTAAGTAGCTAACGTTTCAAACTGACTGACCTTCAAGTACCACTTATTAACAAATCCTAGGATTCGTAAAATAAGTAAATACTTTAAGTTTAAGTTATTTGTAACGATTGTTTATCTGTCTGCGC